CATCGCAACGACGCCGGGAGGAATCTGAATTGGTTTAAACTGGGAACTCATTGATACCGAATTATGTAGTTGACTACCTGATAAGGCGGAATGACGTTGAAAGCTGCGCCCGATCCGGCAGGATTAACAGTGATCGCAGGTTGCGCGGCAGCAACAGTAACTGCATCGCCGCCCGCCGCTTGAAGGTTAGTGAGAGCGCCGTTGATGCCGATATTGGTGCCTGCGGCATTGGTATTCGTAGGAGCCGGTGTGAACCCGACACCAGCCTGAAAATTGGTGCCGCTCGCGGTTCCACCAACGTTTATGCCATGGGAATGACCAGGATCGCTAATGGTGTGAGCGTGACCGGGATCAGGGTGAACGTGCGCCGGTTGCGTTGCAGTGTGAGTGTGAGCAGGCTGCGAAGCAGTGTGAGTGTGAGAAGGCAAAGCGGTAGCCGGTATCGTCACAGCAAAAGCGCCGCCGACTGCTCCGACTGGCCCATTTCCTCCGAGCGGGAATTTCTGGATCAGATTCGGCAAGTTGAAGTTCGCGCCCGAACCACCAAATGCATAGCCGATAATGGCGAATAACGCCGAATAAGTGGTGGTGCTTCGCGATGAACCGTCGCATATCAGCCAATTAGTCGGGGGTGCCGCACCAGCGAACATAACAATGCTGCCAATTTGAACCCCTGCTTGTTGGTTCGTGAATACCTGGGCGTCGATCGCGTCAAGATCGTTGTTGAGCTTGGTTCCCCAAGTAGCAGAACTCGCCCCAACCTCTGGCTTAGTCCAGCTGTAATTTACGGTGATTGTATCAGCCATTCGGCGGTCCCTTCTTGTTTTGGCCAAGCCAATAGGCAACTACCGCGCCGAATGCCGCGACCAACCCGCCGATTGCTCCTGAGGTAATTTCGTCGGTGGGGATAGTGAAAAACGCACAGAAAGTCACGAGGCCCAAGAATGACAGAATCACTAAAAGCGAAACGGTAAGCGTCCCGCCAGTAATGTCAAACTTACTGGCGACTATAACCAATATTGTAGTCAAAACAACAGCAATCACTAGGCCGATGGACGCCGGATAATCCATCAGCTTCGGCGTTGGGGGAGGATTAACGAAGCTAGCGTCGGCCATCAACTAGGTTCCGGCATATGCGGGGCATGAGGAAGTCCCGGCAATTCAGCCTCCACCATCACCGTTGCAGGGACTTGCTTCAACGCTTCCTTGAATTTCCAGTAATACCCCGCAATCATATCGGCTTTATCGGTTCCATTAACAATTCGGCGGGCGTTTTTGGGATCCTCGATGTTCCTCGATTTCGAGAGATATTTCGGCAAGCCCACTCCGGTGAACCAGCCGTAAACCATCCCGTCATAGCTAACCAAAGCTGATGTTGGAGGATGCAGCATCTTACTGGCGTCCGGATAGATGTTCGCCTCGACCCCATAGCGATCTTTGAGGAATTGCTGGCCATTCTTGTAATTCGTGTCCCACGTTAGCTGGACATGGCCGCGCCCGTAATAAGCTTGATTATGGGGCGGAACTGCCTTGCCGTAGCTCTTACCTGAGCCCTTCCCATATTCCTCGATAGGCTGCATTCGTCTGTCAGTCTCATGAAAGAATGTGGCCAAGGCGTAAGCAAGCCACATCGTTCCGTCGTTCGGGTTGTTAACCTCGAAGTGTTCCTCCCATACCTCAAGAAGATAGTTCATTCCGTCGACTTGATCCTGCGTCAAGTTACCGCTGAATAGATTTTTGCGAACAGTGTCGAAGAAATGCTTACGATCGTACGGCACTTTTATCTCCCCAAATCCGTCTCTATTTGATCGACGCGCGCTTCGAGATCGTCGACCCGATCCTCGACCGGCACAGTCTCCGGCAGCGTTGTTTCGGGCGGCGTGGCGGCCTTGGGCTCGTTGCCCTTCTCGTACCACGCCAAATATTCCTGATAGTCGATGTTATCGGGATCAGCCGGGATGAACGCACCGTCGTGATCGCGCTGGATCATCCCGGTGTGAGGCGCGTTAGTCATGTGATCCCAGACTTGCGTATAGGTCATGGTCAAAGCTCCGCATTAAGGGCAAAGAGAACATTCAAAATGACGAGGCCAGCCGCCGTTGCGTTCCCGTTAGCCGTAATGGAAGAATTATTACTTGTTACACTGACCAACGTCCAATTACTGTTATTGGCGGTATTGAGGTTCACTGTAGTTGGAGCAGCGCGCATCAAAATTGGCGATAACGAGCCGTGGATGAAGGGTTGGCCAGCAATTTGACCGGACCCTGCGCCGTAGATTTGTAGCAACCCCGAGTAATACCGCTGGCAATCGGCCAGAGACTTCGCCAACGACTGCCGGTTGAACGGCGTTGCTACGTTGCCGATCTCCAGCTTGACGCCGGTCAAAAACAACACTGCGCCATTGGTTCCGACGATGCTGACCGTTCCGGTTGGCGCTCGATAATTGCCAGCCGCCCAAGCATTGGGGGGAGCGCGAAACGTCGTCCCCGAGCCAAGATCGAACCAGACGCCGAGCGCAGCAGCGTTGCCGCTCTGCACCCATGTCCCGGCTGTGTCACCGGGAATGGTGAGGCTGATCTTCGTCCAAGCGTTCGCGGCGAGGATGTAAGTAAACGGGTAGGTCCGCGTAGTCGGAAGCGGATAGTTGAAAACAGAACCGCCGAACGTTCCGGCGAGCGTCGAAAAAGCCCAGAACGATAGCGTCACCGGCTGCGCGCTCCCTCCTCCCCATTGAAAATCGCTGACCATGTCAGCTTCAATAGGTTGGTAGAACCCGAAAACATCGGCCGCCAGAGACGCATAGGCCGACGATGAAGTGAACCCGAGCCCATATGGAAATCCAAGCGCTGCCGGGCCAATGCGCTGCCACGTTCCCTTGCTGGCCTGATTGGAGTTGTACTGCCACCGATCAACCGTGTAGACCGCAGTCGCCGTGCCGCTCGCGCCGCCATTGCGCTGGTCGATCCGCATGTCGCCGTTGATGATGCGATTGTCGCCAATGACTTGCGGCGCGCTCAGACCATCGGGGATTGTGACAACGCCGGTCGCGCGAGCAACCAAGATCGGCGCGTCGATAATGGTGCCGGAATTGTTGTAGCGATTGAGCTTGAAATCAGATCCGACGAGGCCCGCTCCCTCCGAGCTTCCATCGCCAAGCAGCATGTTCCAACGCTGGCCCGCGCCGACGTAGCCTGCGACACTATTGGGGATGCCGCCCCCGCCCCCAGTGATAGAGACGAGTTTTCCGCTGAACCCAGCCGCACTGACATTCCCGCTAAAGGACGCCGTTGTTCCGCCCAAATTGCCGGTGAGCGTCCCGCCCACCAGCGGGAGGAAAGGACCGCCGGTCAAGCCAGCCGCCGTCCACTTGGTCCCGTCCCAGGTCCAGGTTACGCCCGCAGCGGTGAACTGTTGGCCGACTGTGGGGCTGGCGGGAAAGTCGATCATGTGACTTGCGTATAGGTCATGGTCAAAGCTCCGCACTCAAATTATATATCGTTAGAATGGCGCTATATCCGCCAGCAGCGACACTGTTGATGGCGCTCGTAATTGTGCGAGCGTCGGATGACGCGCCAATTGGCTGCGCAGCTGCGTTAACGCCGCTCCCCCATGACGCGACGATGGTTGGCGTGGCCCGCATCGTGACCGGCGCTGACCAATTAACGTAAGTGAGGTAGTTAGCGGCTGGGCCATATCCTTGGATCGTGATTTGAGTACCCGATTGGGAACCCCAATAATACCGCTGACAATCCGCCAAAGACTTCGCCGTCGTCTGCCGATTATAAGGCGTCGCTACCGAGCCAATCTCCAACTTGACGCCTGTTAGATAAATACTGTTAGGAACAGCAATAATATTGGCCGCTCCAGTAACGCCTACGTAGTTGGCCGCCGCCCACGCATTGGCTGGACCACGATTATTCGCACCCGAGCCAAGATCGAAGGCCACAAAAAGCGACCCAGCATTGCCTTGCATCACCCAAGTCCCAGCCGTGTCGCCAGGAATGTGGATAACAAATTGCGTCCAAGTGCTTACTGCCGGAACTGTGAAAGTAAACGGATAGGATCGAGTACCAGCGTAATTCTGAACAGCACCGCTATATGTTCCAGTCGCGCCAACATAAACCCAGAACGACAGCGTGACTGGTTGCGCACCCGCTGTCCCCCAAAGAAAGTCGCTGATCATATCGGCTTCAATAGCCTGAAAAATTCCGAAATAATCAGCAGCCAGAGGTGTATAAGCAGAAATTCCCACCACATTTAGATTATACGGGAAAGCAAAATTGGCGGCTGGTTGGCGTTGCCACCGTGCCTTGCCAGCTTGACTTGCATAATAGACCCATCGGTCTACGGTATAAGCGTTGATTGCACTTCCGCTAGCCCCGTTGTTACGTTGGTCTATACGCATGTCCCCATTGATAATTCTATTCTCATTGGTCCCAGGCCCCGTCGGTCCTTGCGGTCCGGTCGCTCCCGCTGGCCCCGTCGCGCCTTGCGGACCTGCCGGTCCAGGCGCTCCTGGCGCGCCTTGCGTGTTGGTCGCCGGAACCCATTGCGAGCTATTGGCGTCCGAATACCAAACGTACAATTGGCCGCCGACGCTATCCCACCACAACGCCCCGACGGCAGGGCTGGAAGGGGGCGTATCGCTAACAGTGATCGAAGCCCCGCCCTCGCCGCCAGAAATTGTCGTCCACGACAAAACACCATTGCCATTTGTCGTGAGCGCCTGACCGTTCGAGCCGCCGTAGATCGCCAAATTGTTCGGGCTGGCGAGAGCAAGGAGCCCGTTGACCGCGAGGCCGCCCTGAACGGTGACGCCAGACCCGTTGAACACCGTCGAGCCATCCGCCCGCGCGATGGTCAGCCAATTGCCAAGAAAACCGCCCGCCGTGGCGTAAGCCGTGAGCGAGAAATTCGAGCCGGTGTTGCTCAGCCCCTCACTCGTCCCGTCGCCGAGCATCAATTGCCAGCGCGTCAGCGTCGAAGTCTGTCCGAGAATGGCGCGCTGTTGACCGTTCGGAGCGTTGAGCACCAAGCTATTCGCGCCCTGCACGGTCAGCACCTGATTGACCGTCAGCGAGCCGGTGACTGTGCCGCCCGCAATCGGCAAATAAGGCCCGCCTGTAACTGGCGTAATCCAGGACAGATTCCCGTTGCCATCAGTCGCGGGAACCTGACCAAGAGAGCCGCCACCAAGGCTGAGCTGGGCAACCGTCGGAATAGAGCAGACAGCGCCTCCAGCGAATAAAAGGGCACCCCCTGTGACAGCGCCGCCCGTCGCCAGATTGGTTTGACCCGTGAAGGTGCCGCCGCTCGCGGGGACAACTAGATTCCAGACCCCTAACGCGCGCCCGTAAGTCTGATTATCGGGCGGTTCGGAAATGCCAACCGAATGCGATTCTAAATATTCGAGGGTGACCGGCTCCATCGCTTGAACCGGATCGCGGCTTAACAAAACTGGGGCGTTGAATTGAACAGTGCCGTCAACCCCCGACAGTTCCATCGGACTGTCGATGTAAGCTCCGGTGCCATCATAATGATCGATAGTAAAATTTGGCGGCGAATCCCCATCGTTAAGAGTGATTCCCCAAGCATTCGGCGCTAGAACTACAGCCGGAATATCTCTTATAATAATGCCATTAACTATAGAAGGGCCAGAGTTATCGACACAAGGAGGAGTTTCACTCCACTCATTGGATGGCGGAATGGGGTTAGTCCAAGGCGGGGTTGGAGCAGGCGGGCTGGGAACCCACTGGTCTGTCATCCGAAGCTCCGCGTTCGAGTTCGGGTGACGCGGGAACCAGATGCCTTGGCCTTAGCCCAATCGTTGTTCAGCTTGGTGATGATAGCATCAGCCATCTGACCAAAATTACTCGCCGGCCCTTCTTCGCCGACTGCGTGGAATGCCGCGTTGCGCAAGCACTCCCAAAGATACATGTTCGGGTACTTTGTATAGACCCAACTGTCTGTGGTGTCATTCAGCGGCGGGACTTCGGCGTAATAGATGATCTGGTACTGAATACCCTCCACATTGTCCGGCGTTCCGCCAAAATTGATGGTCCGACCAACAATGGTGTAATACCCGAACGCCGCCCAATCGCGGAGATTGAAGAACTCATCATTCGACTTGTAGCGAATCGGGGACCATCCATTCGGCGCATATGTCGTCGCGATGCTTACCAGATACATTTCCAGCCAGTCATCGGGAAGCGTGGAACATCTTTGCGTAACCGTGTTGACAGACGGGGTCAACATCTGGCTGACGCGCAAGTCCGAGTTAAACTTCTGCTCAGCAAATGTGACATACGATTGGGTAAGGCCGGGAGTTCCGACCCAATCGCCGCGATTCGCCCAATCCATAAGCTGATTGGTGAGAGTAGTGAGTTGCATCGGCATCAGAGGTAACCCAACAACGCTAATATGAGCAAGATCACCAAAATAGTGCCGACGCCTCCAAGGCCGTAATTACCGTAGCCATAACCGTAAGGCAGGCCGAATCGACCGGAACCGCCAAGCAATGCGAGGACCAGGATCACGACCAGAATAACTACGATGGGGTTGCTCATACCCGCCCCTTCCAGATTCTAAACGGGGCTGCCTCGCTCGAATTGAGGTAGCGCTTCCAATCATCCTCGTCCCAACCCTGTGCAATCGCCGTCTCATAAACCGTGAGTGGGATGCGGGCTAGTAATTTATTGGTTGTGCGCTCGCGATGATTTTCCGCGTCGCGCTTAATGCCCTCTAAAACTTCATCGACATTCTGTTCAGTGATGACGTGGAACCGCGTCGGGTCTTCGGAGTCAGTCATAAGGGTACGACGAACGCCGTCATGGTCCCTTATGACTGACTTCCGCTCCACGTCCTTGACTACTTACGCCGTAATGCCGTTGAAGAGGATATGCGCGAGACTATTGCGCATCTCAACGCCCCACTCCACGACAATCATCCGATTCTCGGCATCACCGATGCGAGCCATCAGATACTGGCGGAACGCACGGAAGTACGCGACTGCGGCGTAATCGGGGTCGATAAGCAACCCGATGTCCGACGCAACCCAACGAGACGGCAGAGCTTTCACCCGACCGAAATCCGTCGCGAAAATATCGACGGTTGACACAACCTCAGTCTTGCCGACCAAGACTTGAGTGGTGGAACGTCCAATAAAGGTCGAAGCTGTCCGCTTCGGTCCTGGAGGCAGAATCCACATCGTGGGCGACGCGCCATTGGTATACGCTTGCTGCATCGCATCGTTTAGCATCGCTTCTGTAAGCTGAACGGGAGTCCCCGGAACCGGGAACGGATCGGTTGAGAGGATCGGAATACCCGTCGTCACA